TATATGGGATGCACTGGTGTAACTGGTAACACTGGGGCTACAGGTTCATATGGTGATACTGGAGATAAAGGGGATAAAGGAGAAAAGGGAGAAACTGGTGAAACTGGACCTACTGGAGAAAAGGGAGAAATAGGTGCTACTGGAGAAAATGGTGATATGGGAGAAAAAGGTGATACTGGAGAAAAGGGTGATACTGGTGCTACTGGTACATCTACATTTACGAGACAATCAGTTTCAGTCACTACAGCTTCATTAGCCCCAGGAGCAATAGAACAAGATACCGTAACTATGGCTAAAAGCGCAAATATCTTTTCGGTATCTTGTAATAATAGTGCGTGGGTTCGTATATATTGTACTTCGGCCGCAAGAACTGCTGACCTTGGACGCTCTATTCTTAATGATCCTGTTCCAGGATCTGGTTGTATTTTTGACGGTTCTACATCCAGTGTAATTACATGCAGTCCAGTCCCTAATTTTTATAATTTGGATGCTACGCCGAATACTAATTGTTATCTCTCTATTATGAATTTAGGTTCTACAACAACGTCAATTACTACAATTATTACATTTGTTCCCGAAGAGGTTTAATATGTTACAAACAAATAGTGCTGCCATAGATTTTTCATCTTCAGCGGCTGCAAGGGCTTGGGGCTCATCTTTTGTTAATACTTTTATAACTGCTGGATGGGTTAGACAAAATGATATAGGAATTGTTAATTGGTCAACTGCAACAATAGGAGCAGCTGGAGTTGTTTGGGCATGGGATTTGATAAAAATGAATGACTCTCTTGCTGGTACTAACCCCTGCTATATAAAATTTGAATTTGCTACGTATTCTGGTAGTGCAGCAGGGCCTGGTATGTTTTTTACTGTAGGTACTGGAACAGACGGTTATGGAAATTTAACTGGGCAGGTAGGGACTAGAACTTTAGTAATGAATGTTAATTATACTTTTGGCGTGACACCAGCTAACCTAACAAGAATAAGTGCAGATACAAATAGATTAGCTTATTCTTTTTATTGTAGCAGTGGAACATCATTTAATTTTTATATTTTTGTGGAGAGAACTCATAATGCCACTGGAGCTGATACAGCAGATGGTATTGTAGTACTGGTTGGGACTAATCAAGGAACTGTGCTGACTCAATATATACCATATACTGGAACAGTATCTGCAGGTAAGACTTATACAGCAACAGTAACTCCAGCAACAGGAACTGGAGCATCTGGAAATACTGTTCAATTATATCCAATAAGAGTCTGGAATGTTGGAGAGTCTTCTCCGTTTTTAGGTTGTTTTTTATATTTTAACACAGATTTAACAGCCAGTAATGCTATAACTGCTACTACTTGGGATGGAAACTCTCATAGTATTTGGCCATTTGGATATTCTACTGGGTTTCCAACCACCTATGGTGGAACAACAGTAGTAGCGATGAGAAACGATTAATATGACTACATATTTATCAACAGCCCCAGCACCAAAAGCTAATTCTACGGTAACTAAAACTTTGAAAGTAAGTGTAGTTCCATCAAACCCTTTACCAAGACCAACATCTGGACAAATGTATCCAAGAACAAAGTAATGTTTAATTAAGTTTATACTGAAAGTTTTATAAATGTCAACATTTCTTGCTTTTGAAGATTTCTTAATACCTCTTGGCGATGCTATAATAGATGTTCAAAATACATTTGAAACAGCATTAACTACATATGGTTGGCAAACACAAAAACGTGCTTTAGTTCCAATTGCGTATCCTACAAGCTCTCTTGCTAATTATAGTAATGCTTTTAATTTAAATATGACTGGCGGGGCATATGCTGGAGGCACCTCTGGTATAGGCAGTGGAATTATAGGCATACAGCTACAAAGCAATTTTACACCAACGGTAATGTATATAACAAGTAGTCCAACAGGAACACAGGCTCCAAATACGTTTGTTTTAGAATACTCTAATGATGGAAGTTCTTGGACCACATTACAAACATGGTCTAATCAAACTAATTGGTATGCTTCTGAACAAAGGAAGTTTACTGTGATTGGGGCCAGCGGATATGCTTATTGGAGATTAAGAGTAAGTTCTGCTAACTCAACTATATTAACAATAGCAAATTGGTCTTTAGAAGATAATCTAAAAAATAGAATAACTAATGTAAACTTTTTAGATATAATTCCGCCAGTTACTGAAACAATAGGTAATTCTAATACTATGGAGGTATTAAGATTTACAATTACAGGAACTACACTATCTTTATCAAGTTTACAATATCTTAAAACTTATACACCACAGGTTATTGCTTTGTGGGAAAGTGTTGCCGGTGCTGTATATGGAAGTATAACATTAAACGGCTCTACTATTAATGGGCCTACAGGTGCCTCTACAAACACAGCAAAACAAAATTTACGGGCATTATACGAATCTATAAGAGCAAGTTCTGACCCTAATTTCACTTCTTGGACATGGGAATATCAAACGCCAAGCCCACAAAACGCTGATGATAGTTCTGATTATATTTATGGAACTGCTAATACAGCAACAAATTGGATAGTAATGTCTACCAACGCAAATATAGGTGGAACAACAATAGCTGGTCCGTGTCCAAGCGCAATGCCACAACCAACAAATCTATTCGATACATCAAATACTACACTACAGATAGATTTAATAAGTGGTTTTATATATTATTTACAAATATGTTCAAGAGGTATAGGATTAGCTACTAAAACAAATTCAGGATTTTATGGTCCTGTTCATGCTTGTTATGCTAATAATACAGAAATGTTGGCGACTATGCCATCAAATAATTTTGGATTACCATTAACACCAATAGAATTATTAATTGGTTGGGACGATGTAGCAGCAAACTCGTCTTCTTTTGCCAGAACTTGTCATGCTTGGGCTATCTCTAACGGAACATCAAAAGGTATTCCAAATGTAGCTGGAAGTACATATACCTACGATGCTACTTGGGGAACAGTATTTGGTTATAGTAGAATTAGAGATAAAGTATTAGATTATTTCTTCCACGCCTCTTATTATGAAAATGCTACAACTTCTTTATTTGGAAGCGGCATATTTACTGGCGCAAATAATGTAGGAAACGATTATCAAATACATCGGGTAAATTGTGTTGGTGAAACATTAGGAAGTACAGATGGAAGCATAGTTCCAATAGTTCCAGCTTTAGATATACAAGATTGGTATAAGTTTGTAGGCTCTGCTACAGACGAAGCATTATTATTAGTTGCTGATACATTAACCAACTCTACCGCCACAGTTAATATACTTACAAACGATACAGAAATAGCAGCAGTTAGTACAACTGGTTTCGCAACATCTGGTTATATAGTAATAGAAGGTGAAATTATACAATACTCTGCTTTGTCTGGAAATACTTTTGTGGGTTGTACAAGAGCTATGTATGGTACAACAGCAACAACGCACTTCTCTAACGATTTAATAAGTCAAGGATTGTGGTTTACTAAAATAAACGGCGGAGCCCTTCTTTGCGGCTACCAAAAGCCAAGTTAATTTATGACTACACCAACTACCAATTTCTCAAACCCTACTGGATTATCTAAACTATTAGTTTCTTTGCCGGCATCTAAGCCAAAAAAGGCATGTATTTCTTTATCTGTGTATAAAGCGTCTTTACCACATGTATTTATACGATTTGGAATACTCCTACAAAAAGGTACTGTAAGAAAAATAATATCTGGAACAAGACCACCAATAATAGGCAAATTACCGCTATTCCCTACTGGAAAACAGATAATTTTAACCTTCCCACCAAATTATAGGTTGCGTTCTGGTGGAATAAGGCCATTAAAGGGTCAATTGTGGCCCAGAACAAGATAAATTACACTGTTTCATCAATGTTATGAAATAGTTGTTCTGATAACAGAGATAAATAAATATCTCTTGTATTTCCTTCCCACTCTATCCCTTTTTTAGCATCTGTATATTTTCTTATTCTTGGGATATTAAAAAACTTTGCTATTTTAACTATTACATTTAAGTCTTTAAATAACATTTCTTCATCTAAAATTATAAAATCACTACTGCCTCTAATTTTACCAACAAAACCAAGATTTAAAAGGGAGTCGACAGATAGCGGCTTTTCATTATGCCCTATTAAAGTATAACAATAGGCTTTGGCTGGATGATGAGCAGGTAGTTTCTTTAGCGGTGATTTATGCCTATGTGGCAGAAACATTTCTACCATTGCTCGTATTGGACTGACTTTCATATTGTGTTATCTCATAATGTTGTGGTATTGAGGAGTATTTGTATAATCTATAAATGTCAAATTGAAAATAATAATCTAATGCGTCTTGTGCTGCTTCTCTTGTTGTAAATAAAGCATAATCACAATATAATTGTTCATAAAAACCTTCAACACAACTTAGATTTCCAGTTCCTTGTAAAAACTCGGCTTCAGGAAGATATAAAATGCGCCACAATAACATATTAAGTATTTAATAGATGTAATATATCTCTTAAAGTTGCCTCTTCGTTGGTTGAATGTTCTGAAATATAAGCTCTTAATTTTTCTATAGTCTCTTTTTCTTTACTTAAAGCTTTTACAAAAGCCTCTTCAGATTTTATTGCTTCTTGTAAAACTTCTCCTAAAAGACTTTCAAGTATTTCTAAACCATAAGAGCCAAAAGTTTCTTTACATTCTTCTTTATTTTTACACAAAATTATCTTTTTAGTTAAATCATCTTTCAGTGCTTCAGAAAGACTTTTTATACTTGGTTTTTGTGTCGCAGTAGCCCAGTTAATACCTCCACCTCCTACATGTCCAGCGTTATTGGAGCCTGGACCATACACTTGAGGAAAACTATTAACAGCATTCCACGCACTGCCTGTTGTAATAGTTGTTATAGGTATTGCTGTGCTAACCCAAAAATCATTATTGTAAGATGACATGTTAGTTAATGCTCCCTTCTTCAGCAGAGGAGTTAACTTTAACCACTTCTGTTTTAGGTAAGTATGGGAATGTAATATGCGTTTTAGAATCTTTACCAGACCATCTCGCGCCATCAGGCTCCTCAAATATTTTTCCGTGAACATCATAATATTCAAATCCAGATTTAGTAGATTGTTTGAATACTCTTGAACATCTTACGTTTTGCCAAGTTTGAAAATCGACCTTTTCCCATTCACTATCTTCACCAGTTAAAGGTTTTATAGGTTCGTGACTTGCTAACTTATGAAACATGCCTATTACATAAGAGGCAGACATTCCAGAATGCTCTTGTTTAGAAAATACTTCAAGTAACTCTAAAATATTTTCCTGTATCCATCTATCGGGGTCATCTCCTTTAAGTTCTTCTATTGGTTTATATCCGAGTAAAGCGAGTTCTCTTTTGGCATGATTTAAGGTGTTAGACATAAAGTTCTCCATAAAGTATATCGACGAATCGACAAAGATTGGAAATATTTTAGAACTAATTTAATAGGAGAGTTATTAGTATGATAGCATTAATAACACACGCACTTAAAGTAGTACATGCTGTAGTACGAGAACATTCAAAACTAATAACACGCTCTTCGAAGTGGGGTGGTGTAAGGAAAACAGCCCTTAAATCAAACCCAAAATGTGCTTGTTGTGAAAGTACCTCATTTTTGCAAGTGCATCATATGGTAAGCTTCAAACATGACCCAGCATTAGAACTCGATCCAAAAAATCTCATAGTTCTTTGCATGGGCCCAAATGAATGTCATCTTCTTATAGGACATGGAGATAATTTTAAACTATATAATCCTTACGTTGCTGCTGATGTATTAAATGTGAAAAGTAAGAGCATTACATTAGAACAAGCGAAACAAAACGCAAAAAAAGAAGCTATACCATCATAGTTCATCATATAAATCCATGAATTAATTATGAGGTATAAAATGTGGGTTTATAAAATCACTAATATTATTAACAGTAAAATATATATTGGATTAACTTCAAACAGTATTGAAAATAGATTTGAACAACATAAAAAGGCAGCTAATCGAATAAAAATAGCACAAAAGGTTAGTTATTTGTATACTGCAATGAAAAAATATGGTGTAGATAATTTTATTATTGAACAAGTAAAAGAATGTAGTTCAAAAAAAGACTTATATGAACAAGAAATATATTATATTAATTTATATAATAGCAAAAATCCTAAAATTGGTTATAATATAGCTAATGGCGGTTCTGGTGGAGACTGTACAAGTTCACATCCAAACAAAAAAGATATTTATGAAAGGGCAGGAAAAAATAAAACTGGGGAGAAAAACGGGTTTTATGGGAAGCACCACACGGAAGAAACAAAAAAGATTTTATCTAAAGCTCATACAGGTAAAAAACTAACAGAAGAGCATAAGAAAAAAATGAGTGTTGCACAAAAAGGAAGAGAAATTACTTGGGGAGACAAGATAAGTAAAGCAAAAATAGGCGCGGGTAATGCGATGTTTGGAAAACACCACACAGAAGAGCATAACAAAAGAGTCAGCGAAAAGCTTAAAGCTTCTTGGGCTATTAGAAAAGCAAAGAAAAACGCAATATTACTTCCTACAAACAAATCTAATTAATAATTAAATGCGATAAACATTTGCTACATTTACCAACAACACTTCAATATAAATATAATTAAATATAGTACAAAAAATATTCGAAAGGTATTATTACCATGTCCGTTATCACAGTTCCTGTTATAAACGATTCTCCAAATACATTAAACGTCTCTTTTCAGACGGAATTTGCCATTTCACCAGAGGCTACCAATCCTTATATGTTAGGCGGTTTTCCAACTGGCGTAACTGGATTAACGGGAACTTTTGGTATCACTGGTGTTCAGGCCGGTGGTCCAGGTTTTATTGGTGGTCCAGAATATATTAATTTACTTCAAAGAACTCCCCCAACTACTGTTCAATATTCTGGTTATGGTAGTGAAGAGTTTGAACTCGCCGCTTATCCTGGCTATAAGTTCTTTTCGTTTGACAATTTTCAAACGGGTAAAAAGACAGTAGTAGCTTTTAAAACAACCTTTTCAGGAAAAGCTCAAATTCCTTGCGGTCAAATCACCGGTAGCACAGGTGCTACAGCTGGTTATACTGCTGCTGTTGCTACTTTCTATCCAACTCCTGCCGGAGCTTCTGGCGTAACTGGTTTACCTTCTGGCTCTTCTTTACTTTGGACAGGTTCTGCTATCGGTTCTGTAATTAGTGGTCAAGGTACAACAGGATTAACTTTCAAAGCTACCGGTTCTACTGGCAGCTTCTTATTAGAAACTATTTTAACTACTTCAGATGGTTTAACAGTACAATCTTCAGCACCCTTCGTAACACACTAATTTTATAAGAGATACAATATGCCAATTATAACAGTCCCCGTAATAAACCAATACCCAGATAAAATCACAGTTAACTATCAGACTAACTACGCCGTTTCTCCAGAAACTTCTAATCCTTATATGCTTGGTGGGTTTCCCACTGGTGTAACCGGATTAACAGGAACTTTTGGTATAACCGGTGTTCAGCCAGGAGGAGCAGGTGTTCTTGGTGGGCCAGAGTATGTTAATTTACTTCAAAGAACAGCCCCTTCTACAGTACAGCTTGGATATGGAGCAGAGCAATTTCAATTAGCTGCTTATCCAAATTATACTTTCTATTCTTTTGATAATTTTACAACTGGACAGAAAAATGTTGTTGCTTTTGATAACACTGTTCCAAATATGCCAGCTTTTGCGCCAATTACATTATCCTCTTACACACACGGAACCTCCGGAGCTACTGCCAGTTATCCTATGTTAGCTTCTGGTGGTACTGCTGTAACATATACTTGGTCTGGCTCTGCCATTGGAACAGGTCTTACTGGTCAGGGAACCAATTCTATTAACTTTGCTGTTACTGGAACAACTGGTCCTGCCACATTAATTGTAACGGTTACTGAAGGCGGTAATTCTATCACTTCTACACAAACAGTAACAATCGCATAAATCTAATAACAACTAAAATAAAAGGCTGGTAATTGCGCCAGCCTTTTTTATGACTAAATTAAATATAGTGATAACAACTTATGAAAAACCGTATTCAAGCACTTAAAAACAATGACAATGCCAATCTTGAAGAGTTTTGCGTTATTTTAAGTTCAGATGAAATACAAGAGTTTAAAGAATATGTAAAAGAGTTAATTTTTAACCCGGCTGAAGTAGGAACTAAAACTCAAAAAATACTTTTGTTTTATGCCGCTGCTGTTCAATTTGTTATTTTATCTTTTGACCCAGACCAGTATTTAGACGAGGAATTAGTTAAAAGTTGTGATGCTTTAGCTAAAACTTTATATACTTTTTATAATGATATAAATACAATTCTATATACAAAACAAATAAAACATTGTTGGAAAACTTATTTAAAACTTAATGAAATAGCGGAAAAGGTACCAACAAGTTCTACGCATAAAGTAAGTACAAGCAGAGATAGACTTTTGAAAGATCTTAACTTTGTGGGTAAAAAGATTAAAGGAAGTTCTTCTATATATAATAACTATATATAATAACTATATATAATAACTATCAACCCTCGGCGCATATACATATGTCGTATTTTTGAGCTATAAACCGAAGAGTAAAGTTTGAATTATTTTTCAATCAATTAAGTTTGAGGGTTTTTTATGTCTCTTGTTACGAATTGGGATGGAAGTGTTTTAGTCCCAGCAAATCCAACTAATGATAGAACTACAAAACTTGGAACCTTTTTATCTATAAATAATATAAATACTTATTACCCATTACCTTCCGCCTATTCTGGTCTTATTCCAATTACTTCTTTTTATAAAGTTCCTCCTAAATATGCTGGAAGGCCGGATTTAATAGCTTTAGATGTATACGGTGATGCTGCTCTATGGTGGGTTATTTTTTGGGCAAATGCTATTGTAGACCCTTTCGCAAGACCAACTTCTGGTGAAGTTATTAATATAATTGATATTCAAAGTTTACAGAAACTATTAAGTTAATATGAGCAGCAATTCAAACAGTAATACTATAGAAACGGCTTTTGGTGATTATAGTAGATTTAGGTCTGGCACTACAAAACAGGCAACTACGCGTGGAATAGTTGTATCTAATGTAGACCCGCTGTTTGCCGGTAGAGTTAAAGTGTGGATACCCGCTATTCATGGCCCATCACCGTATAATCAAGATGGAATTGCTAATATAGACCCAGATATTATCTCATATTCAACAGCATTAAGTAATAAATTAGCCGGCTCTTCTACATTTAAAGACCAAAATACAATAACTAATCTACCGTGGGCTTCGGTTTTAAGTCATAATTTAGGACCATCTTTAGATTTTCAAGGTGGGTTAACCACACCAGCAGGAGTATTTACTACGCCATCTGTTGGAACAGAAGTTATTATAATGTTTGAAAATGATGATCCTATGCTACCGGTTGTGGTAGGGTCAATAATTCATGCTAACGAGTTTAGATATTCTTTACCAAGACCGTTAGAAATGCTTCCTGGCGTAGCTCTAACGGCAGTAAGCCAAACAGATACCCCAGGAAACGCGGCTGCTGCGCCTCCTGTTAACGCAAGTGCTTATGAAACATTAGCACCATCTGTTTATAATATAAGAACAGGACAAGGCTCTACTCTATTTATATCAGATGACCCAAACAACAGAGCTATAGTATTAGAAGGTTCTGTTTCATATGATAAAATATCTGTTTTAACACAATCAGATGCTGCGACATTAGCAAGATTATATCCAGCTTTTCCAACAACAGCAAGCGCTGCCTTCGCAAAAAGAGAGCCCTTATCAGCTTCTGGACCGTCTGTTTTATTAGCTCCTACTAATTTATTAAGTAATGATTACGTTAGTGGAACAGTTATAACATCAGTTTCACCATCTGCTGCTGTTAATACTCCAAGCACAGCAACTCAAAGTACGATTAATAGTGCTGTTATTCTACAAGGATTAAATGATTGTGCTGCGTCAGCCACCATAAACAAAACTTTGCCCGTTTCAGGGCCATTTAGGCTCTCTGGCGGGGCAGATGGAAAGTTTCATGCTCCTCGTCCATATGGCTTACATAGCGGTATTGATATTCATGCTGAAGCAAGTGGTAGTACGGCTTTATTAGCGCCTATAGACTGCTATCCTTTATATATAAGAACTATTCCATATGTTGGGTATGAATTATTAGTATTAGGTATAGATGGGTATGGTCATGGCTTTTTACATTTAAGAAGCATAGCACAAAATATACAAAATATAGTGAATTCTGGTAAAACACAGCTTGTAAAACTTGGTACTGTTATGGGAGTTTGTGGAATAACTGCCGTAACAAGTCATAATTCAGGGCCTCACCTTCATTGGGATGTTTGGAAAGCTGGAAGTTCTGCTCAAACAGGAGCAGCAATAAGCGCATCAAGATTATCTGCTATAAGTTATAACCAAACTATTGATGCCTTTGCTACTTGGCTTCATATGTCTTCTAACACTCAATCAAGCACTGTGGTCTCATCTGGAAATAATGGCGCTTCTACCGTTTCTACAAATACTGGCACTCCAGAACAAGTTGCTTCTATTTATAACGAATTTTCTGTTCAATATTCATCAAGTGATGCTGTAAACTTTTCAAAACCAGCAGGTTTAGAAATGTCTTTAACTCCAGGTAAAGAAACTATAATGTTAAGACACCCATCAGGTTCTTTCATTGGATTTGACCCAGATGGTAATATATTAATATATAGTTGTGGCGATGTTAATTTCAGAGTTAACCGTTCAATAACATATGATGTATTAGGCGCTATTATGGAAAATGCCTATGCTAAATACAGCAGAATAAAAACGGTTATAAAAAATTATTCTCGTATGTTTTTTAACTATAAAGCAAAAGATAAGGCAGATAACACAATGCCAGATTTCTTTTCCAGAGTTGATGTTTGTAGAGCTTATGATATGTCTAATGCTGTAAACTCTACTATAAATAACAGCACTATTGTAGATAGTGCTGGCAATACAGTTTCTCCAACAAGTATAGTCCCGAATATAACTGGTTCAACTAAACCATATGTATATTCACCACTACCAGCAGTATATAACTATTCTTTAACAACATATGATAAGGTATTACAAACTTTATACACTAAATATATTTCTGGTATAGGAACGGCAGGTAAAGTATTTTCTGATGTTAGTTATTTTAAAGCTATGATGTTAGTAGAAAGTAATGGAACGCAATCTATGGTTCCAGGTGGCTTATTTAATATAACAAATGATATGTTCCAAAATATCGGAAAAGCTGTTCCAACTAATACACAAATGCTCCAATATATAAGTGAAACACCGCAATCGTATTATGATAATGCTGATGTCGCTTTTCAATATATAGCTAATTTATCTTCAGCTCTTATAAGCCATTTACAACAGGTTCCGTGTGGGGCATTATCTTTAGATACAAATATATCATCTACAGATTTTATATATCTTGTATTACTTGCTTATGTTTATGGATTATCACAAACTTTTGCGGCAATAGATACAGTTTGTACAAATATAACAACCGCAAATACTTCTACAATAAGTTTAACTTATAAAGCCGTAGAGGCTGTTTGTATACCGAGAATTTTAAATACGGTTTCAAACAATAATTCTTTAAATCCTATATTAGCGTTTGTTCCAACAGTTGAATTAACAAGAACTAAAATAAACCAGTCCAAGTAAAGAAATTAAATGTATGACAAATATTAGAGAAGATTTAAAAAAGCTATTAATAGAAGCCAATAAAGCCGAAAGATTTTCTATTAAAACTTCCGATTCTGCTGAACCAGAAGATAAAACTACTTTTTGGGGAGCTTCTTCTTTTTATTTATTATGCGAAGAGGCTATAATAAATACAGGGTGTTTAGATAAAATTAGTATTTGTTTACATGCCAATTTTAATCCAGATACAAATCCTTATTTTATAGACGGTATTAACGAGTTTATTTCTTTTTATATTGATGTTATTAATAGTTATAATAAAAAAGAATTGATAGGCTCTGTAAAACGTGCTGTAAGTGTTTTAGAAAAAGATATATTAAGTGAAAAAAAGTTGTCAGAAAGCACTATTAACGGAATAGTCAATTTCTTTACTAATACAGACCACACTGCTATTATAAAAGAAAAGGATTATAATTTATTAGTAGAACAGTTAAAAAACCTGTGTATAGCTTCTAATATAGTAAATTGGAAGCGCTTAATGGTACTTGCCGGTAATAATAACATAAGAAATATAAAAAATATTTTTAATAAAGATAAGTCTGAAAATGCTGAACCTGTAATTTCTAATTTATCAGAACCACTCATTAAAAAATTCTATACATCTAATAATGAGTTTTCTAATTTTTTATCTTCCTTATCTTGGGGAAAATTAACAGAAGATACCGTACCTGAATGGGAAAAATTATTAGCCAAAAAACGTGAAGATACTAAAAAAGCAAAAATAAAAAAAGAAAAAGAAACAGAAAATTCTGATAGTAAAAAAGAAGTTGGGTCCATCAGCGGCTCCTCTGATGTTGGAACTATTTCTGGAGATAATGAACAATTTGTTTATAATGTTTTAGTAAGATATTTGGTTAATATTATTACATCAGATATTTTAGATGTAGAAAATATATTTAAATCCGCAAATAAAGAAGCTATAAATTCTGTAATAAACACCTCTCTTTTTTCTCCTGGCTCACACGTATCTATAGACGCAGATGAGGAAGAATCTGATTTTGCGTCTAATTTACAAGATGAAAAAAATAAAACAGAAATAATTCCAAGTTTAATAGAATTTGAATTATACATTAAAAATTTAAAAAAAGAAAAAAATTGGGGCATAAAAGATACTTTATTCTTTCTTTCTAAAGTGTTAAATACTAAAGAAGGTGCTGATGGATTATCTTCTATTATAAGTAAAACTTTAACAGAAACTGGAGATAATATATTAGGATTATCTTTTATAGCGCCTACTGTTGTAGATAATAAGTTAAATTATTTTAATTTTTTGTCTTATATAAAAGATAAAGCATTAAAAGACAATAATTTTTTACCTTTTTTATCTAACTTATTAGTTAGTATTTCAGAGGAAAATTTACAAGAAAATACTAATTTAAAACAAGATTTGTTTTCTATTTTTTATGAGGCTAAACGAGCTAACGAGTATGGTATATTACCAGTTGATATAGAAGAGCTTATTGAAGATTTGCCAAAAACAAGGGAAGAGGCAATAAATTCTTATGTAGTGTCTCACGGTAGTCATGGACATTCTTTATCCGAAATAACTAATAAAGCAGCATTTAAAATAAACAACTTGTACAAAACTTTACAATCAGCAATACCTGTTTTTGAAAAACTCTCCCCAAGCGAAACTATACAAATACCAGAAACTTTATTACACAGTGGGTCAGAACTACAAAAAGCTTTAAATATAAATATAATACCGGCTGTTAAAATTATTAGTTCTAATATAACGGCAGCTCAAGCGGCTCAAGGAATTACATCAGTTAAATTAAATCAAAAAGATGTCGAAAAATTATCACAGCTTTTTGATATATATTTAAAAAACATAACAGATATTTTAAATCCGAGTGTAAATCTTCAATCTTGGGGTTTGTATGATGTTATACCAGGAACTATTAAAACAGCGGATTATCATATATCCGATAGAATAGCAGTTTTTCCATCCGCTAAAGTTCCTATTAACACTGAAAGTGTTATTACAATTAAAAACGGGGTAAAAGAAGAAAAACTTGTTTTACCTAACATGCCGATTAAATTAGACGAAAACGAAAAAATTGTAGATAAAAAAGTTGTTAAATTTTTATTTCCTTCTGAAGCGGCTTTTAACAGTGTTAGAACAGATGTGTTAAACGCTATTAAAGGAAGAGAACAAAGGTTTTTATCAGCCACTAAATTAGAGGATATTGTTAAGCTATTATCAGAAATAATGAATTATTTTGGTCCCAATGCTTCAAAAATAAGACTTTTTAGCTCAAAAAACACCGTGTTGGGAACCGATGAAGCAAAAAATTGTGCTCTTTATAACTTATTAGACCCTAAATTAGCTATTACCGACAAACTAAAAAAAATAGACGAGAAACACTCTTTTGTCGCTGGAGGTATTACTAATCCTTTTGTAGATTTAGTTTCTAATATATTAGTTTTAAATAATCAACAAAAAACTAACGAATCTATTGTTTTTAATAGGTTATCTATATTTGAAGACGTTCCTGCTGGCGTTAAAGAACATAGTTATGAATTGCCAATATGTTATGTTGCTATAAATATACAAATACGAGCAAGAATTTTATTAGCTTTAATAAAGTTTGTTGATGTGTTAGAGGCAATATTAATTCTTTTGAGGAGAATAGTTATAGGACTTCATGGTATTATTATAGCTATGTTATCGGAAGACAGCTATGGTGAGATAAAAAAACTATTTAATAGTATATCAAAAGCTCTTGCTGGAATAGTTTCTTCTGGGGCTGACGAAGAAACTATTTCAAAAATGATAAATGATTATATTAAAACTGTTAATGCTTTTTATAGGGAAAGCCAAAAAATAACTGACGAGTTCATTCAAAATGAAACTGCGCCAGTTAGTTTAGATGATACAACTTACGGTTAATCTATTTATTGATTTTAGTAGCTAATAGCTCCTTTAAAACCAGTATTACCTCATCTGGATTTCTTTTAAATCCAAACATATTTTTTCTACTTGATAAAAATCCCATTGCTATAAGCTCTGGTATTTCTTGTAATTCGTGTGATTTTAATAAAGAAAACTCAAATAAGAAATAATAACTTCTTATTTGTATATTAAATATTGTTTGTAGAAGTTTAAAAAGAGAAGACACACTTCCATTTTTAATAGCATATACCCAAGGCAGAAGTTTACTTGTAGCTATAATTCTATCTTGTTCTATTTTTGAGGTAGCTAATGCTACATGTCCAGGATTAACATATAAAGTATTTTTATACGCTATGTAAAGTTCATTATATGATTTTGAAAATGTTCTTAACCAAAATGGAGCCTCTGGCATAGATTTAAATACTATTTTATTTTCTTCTAATAGTTTTACTACATCACTACTAATGTCAGAAAGAGTTATATTAGGTAAATTATTTATTTGGTGTTTTCTTAACATCGGAGCTACCGAATCCTTTGCTTCCGCGTTCTCTTTTTGCAGCTTCTATAGAGAACGTAGAAAAGTTTAATTCTTCAATATGCGATTTTGTTAGTTTTTCTACTGTAAATTGACAAATAGCCTTGTCCGCAGGAAGTAGTAGCGGGTCTTTACTTGAATTATAAAGTATAACTTTTACTGCCCCAGTATATCCACAGTCTATTACACCGCCAAGAAGATGTGTCCCTTTATTGGCAAGACCAGACCGTTCTCTTAATTTAATCCAATAAGTGTCTGGTATAATAAATGCTAATTTAGTATCTATCATTTTACGTTCGTTTGGTTGTAAAAGTACGTCTTCTGTTGAAAACAAATCATAAGCAGCGTCTTCAAATAGTCCTGTATGAGCTTTTGAGGGTAAAATAGCTTTGTCATCAAGTTTGACACACTTTATTTTTACTGGGACATCCTCAATTAAGTATAACCAATTAATAAATTTCTTAAGCATAATACTCCATGATTTTAAGTTTTGAGCTTGATATAGAGCCTATTAGTATTAACAAACTTTATGTAAATATTCCAGGCCAAGCAAGGCGTTTTATAAGTAATGAGGGTAAAACATTTAAAGCAAATGTTAGAACTATAATTAGAGATAAAATCATGTCTGACAATATCTCTAAAGATATATCGTCTTTAGTTGGAAAACCCCTAAATGTATTTATGGAGGTCGGCTTGCCAACTTGGTTTTTAAAAGACGGTAAAACTATTAGGCGTAAAGATTTAGACAATACTGCCAAGGCAACATTAGATTCGGTATTTGATGTTTTGGGTGAATTTGACGAGGCCATTGATGATTGCCAAATATGGAAGCTAACACAAGAAAAGTTTGTGTCAGAGTATCCCATAATTAAAATAACTATACAAGAACGGCCTGCTCAATAATACTTCTACTGGTAGCTTCATCTTTAATAACTGTAATAACATTACCTGTTAGTGTTGATTTAACTAAATCATCATGGCTAATAGTAATAACTTGTTGGTCTGTTGCTAATTCTTTAATTACAGATAATAATTGAATTTTACTGGCAACTGATAATCCATCTGTGGCTTCATCGAGGATTAAGAAATCAAGGTTCATTCCTGCTGTCTTAAGAAGCGTTAGAAGTGAAAGTGTCATAGCGATTTCAAGTAATCTTTTTTCCCCGGTGCTAAAAGCCTCCGCGTATTTGCCGTTTACTGTAAATACAAGTTGAGGGTTGTCTTTTTCTTCATTAATGGAAAACTCTACTTTAGTTGGCTTTCCATACACTGAACTGGCAAACTTGCTTGCTATTGCGGATAATGTACTAACCTCTTCTCGTATATAGGCTAATCTTAAACCATTTTTACTCATGGCTTGTTTCCACCCAGTAATGATTTTACTGTCTTTTATTAAGTTGTTTTTTTGTTCTTCCAGTTCAGTTATTTCTTTACCCAGGGTTTTAATTAAAATTTCATTAACTTCTGATTTACTTGCCTCTAAATTATCTTTAGACATTTTAATCATTTTCTCGCAAGCAATAGCAGATGAATTACAAATACGCAAATCATCGTTAATACCGCTTATGTTTTTTTCTACAGTTTCTTTTGTTTTCTTTAGTTTTTCAAGAGAGGCTTCTAATGATTTTTTTTGCGGCTGTAGTTGGGCTATATTATCTTGAACTTGTTTTATTTCTGTCTCATAGTGATTTTTAATAGATTGTTCCGAACCTATATCAAGTTTAGACTGGCACACTAAACATTCTAATTCTCCTAAAGTATTAGATTTTAATGCCATAGCTACAGTAGAGACTTTTGATTTTAATTTATTTATGTTGTTATCAAAAGCTTTTATTTTAAGTAGACAATTTTGATATAATTCTGTTTTAGTATCTAATTTGTCTTTAATTTCTGATAATAGTTCAGTTAAATCGTCTTTCTTTTTTTGTAGTTTGCTTTCTTCTGAATAAAATCTTGTTAGTTCACCTTCTTGCTTTTTAATAGATGCTAAAACAGAATCGCTATTAGCAGAAAAAATCTCTTGTTTAGCAAGTTCGTGTCCAAATACTTGTTGTTTTTTAGTCAAAACATTATTTAGATCAGCCAATTTATCTTCAGATAGCCTTAAATTACTATTAAGTTTCTTTATAATAGAATCCATTTTTTTGACCGCTAAAGCATTTTCGAGTATTTCAAACCGTTCTGCTGGTCTTAATTTTAAAAATCCCCGAAGCTCTACACTAAATACACAAGAAAGAAAGTTAGAATGGGATACTCCAACATAAGAACTAATAAGTTCATCTACTTTTGATACAGTGCTGTCTTTACTTATATGGGTTCCATTTAACCACAGTTTAGCTTTATTTATATCGCTTCCAGGTCTTCGCCACCTCTCTACTTTAAGTATATTTCCAGTAGCATCTTCTAATTCAAGGCCGACATATATGCCGCCGTTTAAATTAGTTGGAGCAATATAATCGGATAAATAATTAAATCGCAAGCCTTTACCAAACATTGCCATAGAAATAGCGCAAATAATTACAGATTTTCCAGCTCCGTTTGACTGTGTAGAATTGTTTTTAAAAACGGCATCTATTTGGTTTATATCTGAAGTGGAAAAGTTTATTTCGGTTCTATCTACGAACACGACAAAGTTTTCAAGTGTTAATTTTTTTAACTTATATCCCATTGTAATCCTTATAGGTCAGAGAGTAGTTCAGAGCCTCTTGTCTTAAACTCCTCGGTTTCAACGTCTTTTGGGCAAAATATAGAACAGTTTGCTAAGACATATTCTTTTAATGTCTGATTATTTTTCTTGTCAACAGTGTCAATAGAGATATTAGTTTGGCTCAAAGAAGCTTCTTTCTTTGGTAAGATTTCAAATCCTTTACAAGCACTGAGGAGCCTACTTATATCCATAACTGTGTCAGCATTACAATATACTCTATAATAGGCATTTCTTTCTATTATTTCTGGATTGTTAATTATAATAACATCTTCAACAGAAAAGAACTCTGGAGAGTGTGGGTTTTTCACAAATTCTATTTTATCTTTATTTGTATCTAAAATCCAACAACCTTTTGGGCCTGTTTCACTAAATCTTTTATTTAAGAGTGTTCCTAAATATACAACAAGATTAGTTAAATCGTTAGTTGGAACATGATAATGACCACAAAAAATCCTATTAAAAAACCTAACATTAAATTTAGTCAAATCTATGGCTTCTGGGTCTACATTCATAATTGAATTATCCCAAAAATGAGCCAATAAATATTTTTTACCTATACAATCTAAATTTGTTTTAATATGCTCTATTTCTTTATAAAAATCCTCTGGCTCACGAATATATGGAATCATATATATTCTGGCATCATCAATATCCATAAAATCTGTTTTATTATAAATTTTAATAGAGTCTTGAAATAAATCAAGAATGCTTACGGTATCCGAAACCTTATCGTGATTGCCCGTTAAGAGGCCGCATTTGCCCTTATAAAGCCCGTTAATGTATTTGAAGGTGTTTTGTATTTCTATACCTTCTTTTGTCGGTAAACGCTCTGCTTTGTCAAAAATATCACCAAGGCCGAAAAAATGAGAGCATTTCTTTTGTTTACCAAGGTCAGCGGCCCATTTAATAGAGTCGAGTATCTCTTGTAAACGCCCACTAATACCGTTAATGCCACATCTATCGAATTGACTCGAAAAACTCAAATGGTAATCAGTACATAAAACTATTCGTGCCATAAATATCCTCAAACAGTATATCGAATGTTCGAGGCTCTGGCTCTATGTGTTAAATGGAATTTGGGTGGAGAATTTTTGTCCAGTTAAAACCACTGTCATTTCAACATTAAAGAGTCTTGTGTTTTCTGAAGAATAGGCAGATACTGAATTTACAACAACTCTTGGTTCCCATTTTTGTAAATCATTTTGTATTTGTTGACATAAAATAGCCTGCATAGAGACATCTATTGTATCAAATAAGTTATCATCCATTGATGTTCCAAAATCGGGAGACATTGGCATCTCTCCTTTTCTTGTATTTAATAAGACGTATATGTTTTCTGATATTAAGTCTTGGTCTGTTGCTGTGGCAAAAAATCCTTGCGTTCCAGAACGTCTTGGTGGAAAGCTTATTCCGGAATAAAAAAATGAGTTGGGACTTGCTGTTTTGTTAGCAACGATTGTAGCTGGTGTAATAGTTATTGGATTGGCCATATAAACTTAATTTAGGGAAATTAAATATATGACTACATTATCAGTTGCTTATGAGCATAGGGAATCGTTTAGGATATTTTATT